CCGTTACAATCGCGGTTAACTCGCTAATTTTTTGATTAGGCATAGCCCAAAATTACAAAGCCCCGCCGTCTATTGTGTTAACAAATTACGTGCTACTAACAATATACCACTGCACGCCGTTGCTTATAATTGTCTTGCTGCCGTATAGTGTATTTATTGCAGTTGTAGTGGCCCCGTTTATATTATATGTTCCGCCGCTTATAGTTACAACGTGGGCGGTTGCCGTTTTCATAAAGTAATATTTTTTGCCTTTGCTTTCGGTTGCGTTTGGTAGGTTTACAACTACGTTGCCGTCCGTGGTATTACAAATAATAAGCTCGTAACCGTTAGTAATTGTATGCGTGCCGTTGGTGTAAGTTACGCTGGCGTTGTGTTCTTGCAGGCGCCACTCCATTACTGTATTTGCTGCGTCGTATTGAAGCATAACCTCGTAACGGGTATTCACTGTAGGCGCAGCCGTCGGGCTTCCGCTAACGTCGTTAGAAAGCGTTTGTTTTACTGCGTCAGTAATACCGCTAAGCTGGTCGTTAATGTTACTTACTTGCATATCCAAGTAGTTCACACGATCCTTTAATCCATCACCCAATTTTAAACCCTCACCGCTTCCGCTAACGCCCGCATAAGTTGGTATAATTGCAACCCATTCGCCTGCCCATTGGTCAGAGGTGGCAGAGTATTGGCAGCCCTGAAGTACCCAAGTATACCCGTCAAAGTGAAGCGATTTAATTGCGCTCATAGTTCCACTGTCTACCCAAGTGCCTTGTATAACTGGCATGAAGTCTTTGTACAAACCGGCCACGCTATTGCCTAGCATTTGCGTTATAGTCCCAACAGTTACCGAATCCCAACCGCCGTACCATGTCGAGCCTGCGTTAACGTAATTTGTGCCATCGTTTACTCGTACAATTCCCGTTGCGTATTTCGTATTACTTGAGTAGTATTTAGGATTAAGGATTACAGGCACTGAATTAACAGAACTGCCCGCAGCTGGTGTATAAACTTCTGTAATATCAAAAGTAAAGTCCGGGTTATTGTATGGGCTTGCGTCTGCAAATGCCACATTAACTGAACCCCAAAAAGGTTTTAATTGTGAAAATGGCGACCCACTTCCTGGCTTTCCTGGCTTTGTAAAAACTCGGCCCACAGCGTATACTTTTTCTATCTCTATGTTTAAAGTTGTAAATCCTGCGGGGGCTGTAGTTAAATTTTTATCAAAGTTAAAAGTGGTCCAAGTGCTAGACTGGTTGCTAGTGTCGATTTTTTCTACATAGGCTGGAACGGTGGCAGATGACCCGCTATGATTTTTCCAATACCAAGTAGAGTTATCTAATATTTTAATATTACTGCTACTGTCAGTTATCCAAATCCTAACGTATACCTCGCTATAATCTTCTGGATTTACGGCAGACGTAGTAGTAGCGAAATAACCTTTGGAAAATTTGATATTAAACCTTGCGCGAATTGGCGCCGTGTCTGGGTTGGCCCCAGTAGGTATATCTGTAAAGGTACCGCCTAAAAAATTACTACTACTATTTGCCCAAACTCTATAAATACCCGCTCCTAGTTTTCGCTCTGTGTCAACTTGTACAAACTTTGCTGCTACTTGGTTGCTCAGATTTGGTTTAGCCATCCACTGCGGACGGGCGGGCAATGTGCCTAAAGTTTGCCTGTGGGCGTAGGTTGCCGTAGTGCTTCCAAACTGCAGCGTATACGTGTATACTCTATAGGTAATTGTTGTGTCTATATAATCCGCAAAACTTACAAGCCAGTATTTACCCTGCGAGTGGATTAAGCGCGCCTGTTTAATTTCGCATAACTGCTCTAACGCTTGCGCGTAATCTATCATATCATTAGAAGCGTAGATAAATTGGTTTACATCTGTCGCCTTAACGTCTTTAAATTGATCGTAATTGCTGACAAAAGTACTTAGGTCGACCTGCTCCAAATCAAAACCTTTGCGACTAGCTGCAGAGTTGTAAACGGTGGAAGCCTCACGGAAGTAATCCGTTTCGGTTCCGTCAATTACCCAATACTCTTTTAAGTTTAGTGTATCCAAGGCGCGCCGAAACATTTGCGCGATTGTAATTTTGCCGGCTGTAAAGTTTGTAGGATCTACCTTGTAACCGCTCAGTAATTCTAATCCATCCACTGCCGTTAATTGTAGCACTGGCTTCGCTTGGATGGCTTCACGTTTCCTTACTAACTGATCCGCAAGAACACGGCCGACGTAATCCAATACTCCTGCCTTGTAAATTAGGATGGCCCAATATTGCTCGGTGTTTGTGGCTATACTTAGGAAGTCGGTTAATACGGTATTATTAGGGATTACCCAAAACGTCTCTACTCTACTTGGTCGGATGTAGTTTGTATATAGTGGGTCGCCTTCGCCCTTACGTGTAATCACATAGCCTTCACCCGCAAGCGTTAACTCTGTGCCTCCGCTGTTCGCTGTGCCTGTCGGTCCGTCCCAAATTTCAACCCTGTGGGTTACGTTGTTAATGCTCTTAAACGAGCCGTAATAAATTCGTGCCATCTTATCCCCTGCTAGAGTCTCTATTATATCGTTCCAAAACTATTGCCAAATCGCGTCCCTGTATGCTTGTAGAGCTACAAAGCCGTTGCTGTCGTTTGTCTTTAACATTCCTTTCAACTTATCCAAAGGTGCTATTACTTCAGGGTTAGAACTGGCCCCGGGATATTCACCCATAAGGCCGAGCGTTGGCCCGCTAACTATACCACCATCGGCGAAGGCTGTAACATTAGGTCCCTTTTTTAATTCATTCCTTACGATTGCTGCGCCTGCCATTAATGCAATACCCGCCACCGCGGCCGCTGCAGGATTTGCAATTAACAATTTTTGAAAGGCTTCAGATGCAATAGCCGTAGCTACCAAAGCCTTGCCTAAAGTATCCATAAATCCCGCAATCGCGCCTAGCATATTTTTACCAAAGTTTTTGCCTGCACCTTCTTCCCCTGTTGCCATGTCTGCAATAAATTGCGCCATGTTCTCAGCCGTTTGCATTTGTAACTCGGCAAAGGCTGCATTAATAGCGTCTAGCGCAGTCTCTGTTTTGGCCGCCCATTCTGCCGTCTTAATTGCCGATGCATTTAAAGCGCTTGCGTGCTGTTGAAAACTTGCACTGTTGCGGTCCGCCATCGTTTTAAACGCGTCGCTTACCTCTACGGTAGTAGCAACAACCGCAGGGCCCTCTTCAATAACATCCGAAAATAATGGCTCAACTTTAGCCCCTTCTAATGCAACCGGGATCTTGTCAAGCTCCGCCAAGACGTCGGCCATTGATTGCTTAACAATAGGATCCACTGGAGCCAACAAACTGCCGCCTGTATTCTTTGCGGTCAGTTCTTCGGTCTCTTTAATAACAGCTTTGGTAATCTTTATTTTTTCCTTGCCTACTACTTTAGTAGCTTCGATTTCATCCAGTGCGAGCGAGTGTACTTTATTTTGATAAGCTTCGTTTAAAGTTGTGCGAACTTGTAGGCTTTCCTTTTCGTATTTTTTACGCACTTCCGCCTGTTCTGCAGCGCCTCTAGTTATTCTTAACTCATCGTCTTGGCGCCTCGTGATCAAGTGCATTGCATCAACGCCCGCCTGTTTGTATAATCCTTTTTGAGTTTCTAGGCTTTTGCGTTTTAAGTCTAAAATAAACTTTTCACTTTTTCCTTCTGCTTTTGCTGTTGCAATCGCAAGATCCAAACGGCGCTCCTCAATTTTTATTTTCTTTTCGCCGTTAGATAGCAGCTCGCTTTGTGCTTCTTTTAAACGCTCGATATTTTTTTCAACGGCTGCAGTCTCTGCTGCAAGTTTACTTAGCAAATATCCAACCGCTGCAATAGATGCCGTAAGGATTACCCAAGGCCCTGCAGCTAGCGCTAAATTCATTGCCCTAGTTGCTACGGTTGCGCCGTTAGTTGCTGCCGTGTAGATGCCAGTCGCTGCTGCGCTCAGTCCTTGGCGAAATGCGCTTTCGGCCTGCAGGGCATTACCTACCGCAGTCAATCCGTTGACGATGGCCATAGCAGATTGCAGCTTAACCATTGCCTCCTGCAAATCCTTTCCGCCTAAGCCTGCTAATTGCATAGCTCCTTGCATCGCACCAAAGGCCCCAGCTGCCGCTTGCACTCCACCAAGCACCGCATCTAATCGACGTGTATCGCTCGCAAAATATCCAACTTCCGCACGCGTGTCCGCGATGCTGTCCTTCATGCGGCCCGCCTGTTTAATTATTTCATTAGCAACTTGGGCAAACTCTGGACCTAAAGCCCGGGCTTCCATTGCTAATTGGGTTAACTGCCTAACGCTTCCCATCGTTGGGTTACGCGTAGCAATAGCCGCCAAACGTTCCTCCATCCCTTTAGCGGACTTCGCAACCTCGGCGCTCATTTGGTTGCTGCTCTTTTGTACTATAGCAATGGCTTTGTTAAACCCTTCGCGCAGTTTTTCAATGTCTGCACCAATTACAATATTTAAACTTTTAGCCATTAGATTATAATTTTATCACCAGTTTCTAAAAGCACAAAGTCGCCACTTTCCAAAAGCAAATCAAACTCAGGAAGCGGAGCCGTATAAATATAATTAAGTAAATAGTCTTGGCTAATTTGGTATAAACCCGCAAACGCTGCCGTGTCGTCGGCTGTATGATTCTCGCCGTCGTATTCGATTACTTGCACGTAAGAATCGTTATAAGTATCTGGGGTGCTAGCGTCATCAAAAGCAACTCGCACCTGCGCAGAAAGTTCTACAGCATCCGCAAAGCTCGTCGCATAAACATTAACTTGCACCCGTGCAAACTCCGTACGACTGTGCCCTGAGTTAGTTGGGTTGGCTGCAATAGAAACAAGGTTGTAACTGATCGCGGGAAATGCTGACTCTTGCGGGATTCTCACGGGGTTTATCCGCGTGCCTACCAACGAAGTAACCCCCGCCGCATTGCTTAAAATTGAATAGACTATTTTTATAGGGGCGCTCATGCTTTCGCGTCTGGGGTTAACTTATCAAAGACATGCGAATATAACTTTAAAGCGTCGTGAATAGATAAGTAATCGGATACCTCCCAAGGAAATGTTAACAGCCGTTTGGGCTCAATAGGTTTCTTTAAGTGCGGGGCCATGCCCGTAGCAACCGCCCAGCGGGTTATTTCCCATTGGTTGCGATACTGCTGCTGCTGAGCTTCGCGCATACCTTCCAATTTCAAACGCCAAAAGCGAGGCGTAGAATTTAAAAAAGCCTGCTCGCTTAGCATCATTTCGCCATAAGCAATGCGCTCAATCTTGCGCCAAGTTAGCGGGGCGCCGTCGCCCTTGGCAGTTACTCCCCCGTTGACTCTTCAACAGGTGCAAAAAATTCTGTAATTGCAGCCGTGAAGCCTTCCAACGCTGGGCTAATTTCTTGAAACTTGTTAATCGCCGCGCCTAACTTTTGCACGGTTGGGTAAGGCGTCTTTTTATCCTGGGCCTCGTAGCCTTCCAAGATCCCGTAAAACGCGCAGCTCAAAGCAAAATCCATAGACTTGCCTAAGTCCTTTTGCAAGTTTAAATCTGCAAAGGTTTCCATGCCGGCAACCTCCATAATATTACGAAGGCTATTCATGTTAAATAAAAGGGGATGCTCAGCACCCCCTAGTTTAATTGTAGTGCTCATGGCACAAATATAACACTATTAAGCAACAGTACCCAAAGTCAAAGCGCCAGAACCCTGCAAGGTGCCTGTCCAAGTTGCTTTATCGTTGTTTGGTGCGCTCAAGCTCAAGCTACTAAAGAAAGCTGAGCCAGTATATTTTTCGTCGCCCGTTACGTTTGATGTCATTACAATAGTCAATAAAGTACCCGCTAACAAATCTGTTACCAAATCCTTGTAAGAAACTTGCGAAGCTCCTACGCTTGAGTCATCTTCAAAGATTGCTTCAACGTTCAAAGTGTAGCCATACTCGCCGGCAATAAATTCCTTTGCGCCTGCGCTGTCTTTACTTGTAACGTCGATCATGTCCTTAGAAATGTCGAGTGAATTAGATGTCGCGTTAGCGATTTTTTTAAGTGTGCCGCTCACATCTTTATAGATGCTTATGAGCGTGCCGTTAACTGGTCCTGTGGTTGGCATGATTATTTATATATTAAGTTATTTTTTTTAGCTAATTTGGCTAGGATTTTATCCACGCCGTTTATAATTCCGTCCGTTACTCTGCCCGCGTTTTGGTCTAATGCCGGGCGCATGAATGGGCGGGGTTCAATGATGCCAGTATAGCGGCCTGTCTTTTCCTGTATACGTGCAACAGTGCCGTATTCAAACATCGGCCCCAGGTAATTATTGTAATATTCTTTGCGCAATCCAATCAGCACTTTTGTTTTATTGTCCTTATCCTTTCCAGTAATAAAGCCGATGGATGCCGCCAAGTCTCCGCTATCCTTTGGCGCTAGATTCTTTGCGCTACTAATTATTGGTAATGCCTGAGCTTTGAGCATGCGCTGAAATTCGGGGTTATCTATTTCGACCCCCATCGCTTTTAAGGCATCTATAACCTCGGCAATATTTTCAACGTTCTTTGTCACTCTGTTAATTCAGTTTGCAACTTCAAATATAAATTCCTTGCTAGGTTTGCAATGTTAACAATGTTATGATTAAGGCCCGCGTCAACGATTCTATGCTTCACGCTTACGGCTGAATTATAGCGGATTGTGTAGTAAACGATTTGCTTATGCTCTCTGCGGTCTGCGTTCACTTGCTCGCTTCCGCTTTCCTGTTCTACGCGCTGAGCCCAAGCCGTTGCATATTCGGTCCACGTTTGCAATTTCTCGCCTGTGTTGGCGTCGATAGTTTCCGCATAACTCTGCAAACTAACTAGTACATCCATAGATCCCGCTTGCATTATAGTATGATTTGGATTTTGTAAGGGTCTAAAAGATACTCAAAGCCTAGGGAAATCTTTGCTTGAATAGTTCCAACTACTATCGCATTCCTGTTATCGTAATACTGACCGACTAAAAGCAAAGCGGCGTGTTTAATCGCCATTGGAAATATTGTATCTGGGTCGACGCTAGACGTACCCACTGGATTAAATCCTTCGCTTACTTCAATAATGTATTTAATTGTATCGTCAGTAATTGAGTCGGGCGCAGTATTGATAAAGATATTTCGTGAGTAGTTCCCCATTGGGTCAGGCGCTACTATCCAATCGCTGCCAGCAAATGCCGTTACCGCTTGGCTGCTGTTTACATAGCTCACAGAGTTAACAGCCAACACGCGGCTATTTACGCGCAGATAATTGCCAGAAGGTATATTGAGGCCGTTAACGGGATTGATTAGCGCAGGCGAGCCCGTAAAGCTATCAAAGCCATATTTTGCCGTTCCCTTCTTAATTGAGTAGCCCAAATAATTGCTGCAAGTATCTAAGGCCATACTAATAAGACCGCTAATATAACTGTCGTCATCGGAAGCCGTAACGCGCAAATGCTGCTTAGCATCGGCTAAACTCAAGTAGTCTGTGGCTACATTTGCAAAGGCTGCATATCTTCTTTGTTGTCATCTTTTCCTCTCTGCACGCATCGCAGGTTGCGTAGAACTTTCCATTTGGGTACCGCCTGCCGCTCTTTGTGCTGAGCACGGGGCTGAAATGTACTTGCGGTTCGGGGCAGCTACATGTTTTACAGATTTTCATTTACAACCTCTTGTTAAAAAGTGCACAACGCACGCAAGGAATACAACTGGGTGCCCGGAAGACAGTGCCCACAGCATGACGGCTAAAATGATCATTTCGGGATTCCCTTGTATGAACCGCGACGGTGGAAGATATTGCTCACCGTGCGCCAATGGATGCCCAACTGGCGGGCCACTGCGCGTTGCGGGACTTCGAGCCTGATCATCTGGTCTACGGCCTTCACGCCTTCGTCAGATACAGCGCGGGGTGCGGGTGGTGGGGTTGGGCGGTACTTCATGGCTTCGCCCCTGGTGCTGCGTAGAGTGGTTCCCATGCCTTGGCAAAAGGTCTTCCTGTAGGAGAAGCAAAGCAAAACTGCTCCGCTTTCGGAATCCAGTACGCCACAGGCCGCTGCTCCCGCATCGCAGCAAGCTCTGCCTTGAGTTGCGCGACCTCGGCTTCCAGCCCGCATATCTCGCAGGACCGTGCAAGCAGGCCGTGTTTGCAATCGCGTTCGTTGTTCATGCTTGCTCCTTCGCGGCGTTATCAATCGCTTCGCCAAACGTGTTTCCGATCATCGTTGCAGTGATGTGCCTGTAACCTCCCCAGATGTCCCATCGCGTCTGCGAGCCTGAGTCGATAACTCCGTTCCACTTGTGGACGAACAGGTGGCGCTGAATCCAGTTCAGGCGGGCCGCATCCTTCTCCACCTCCGCGAGCCGGGTGCGCAGTGCGTCAATCTCTTGCTGCATAGCCTGACCTACAGCGCCAGCAGCTACGAGTGCTGGAGAGTTGCCAAGGGTTTCGCGCCATGTTGGAATCGGGTTAGTCATGGTGTTCACTCCTGCAATTTGAAATCGCCAAGCTGATAGCATCTTGTAGCGCTGGCCACTCTTCTGCATTGATTGCAATCTTCCCAACGTCGTGGCGACCTGATTGGCACACTTCGACATACTCGCCAGCGGCTTCATCAACGATAGTGACCATCGTTGCCATTTCTGAAAACAGCGGCTGTCCGACAGGTACGACAGTCATGCTTGTGGTCCTTGTTTCGTAGGTTCGTTCAGTGGTCATGGTGTTGGTCCTTTCAGCGCTTCGATCTGCGCGATTGCGGCCTGCGTCATGTCACGCTGCTCTCGCAGTTCCATAATGTCAAACGTGGCATGACCGCCTTTGCTTTGGGCGTCTGCTTGTGAGTCTGCCCACAGCGCGAAACTTTCCATACGCTCCAGCGCCGCCGTGAGCGCGGCTTGCAGGGCCTCTATCTGGATGACCCATGGTGTTTTCACTTGTAGTTCTCCCATGCTGATTTAGCCTCTACAACAAGGCTACCTACGAGGATGAATAGTGCGCAGCCTACGATGGCCGGGATTAACCACAGCGGCATCAATCCGTAGCAGAGGAAAAAACGCAGCCCTTTCGGCAGCGCGCGGTATGCGTTAATCATGTTGCCGCCCAACAGCACTGTTGAACTCAGCATACAAAGCCTCGCGCATTTCCTGATGCGCAGCCTGCCCGTCATTGCGCGGGGTCTTATCCCAAAGTTGTTTTTCAGGGAAGTACACGTACTGCTCACCGCCTACGCACTTAGGACGCGCCTCGCAAACGCCCCATGCTTCGGACAGGTGCTGGCAGGTACGGCAGTCAGATGCCGCCGTGAGCGCGGCTTGTGTGGCGGGTGGCGTTCCTTCCAATGCCGCTTCATACTCGCCTTCGGTCACGGCTTCGGCTGCTGCAAGCACATTGGCCCATTCCCAACCCTCTTCGGAGAACGCTTCCACCATCGCAGCGGTTGCACGAATTGGGACAAGGGCAAAGCCAGCGGGGATCACCGGCTCGGCTTGCGTGGCGGGTGGTGTGGTGGGCAACGGTTCGCGAAAACCATCAAAGAACCCGTGCGTGTAGGCATCACCCTCGGCCTCCGTTGCGTAGGTCTTAGCTTCGGGCAGGACTTGTGGAGATAGATAGACGCACATTCCTTCTTGCGGTGTTTGGTGCGGACCTTCACAAGCGAACTCGACCAAGGCGCATCCGTCCTCGGTAAAGCCCATGACAACTCCGTCAGGCTCCACCGGCTCCGCTGCGGCCTGTGGTTGCAGTGCTGCGTGGAGGTTGTCGAACGCCTCATGGTAGCCCTGAATAGACCCGCTGTAAGCGTTCTCCAGAGCTTCAAGCGCCTGCTCCACCACTGCGCGGGGGATGGTCAAAGTGTCGGGGTGTGTCATGGTTGTTCTCTCCAAGTGATGTCAAAGTTCAGTTCGTCCAAGCCCTCAACCCTGCCCAGCACCTTGCGAGGGACGAATGAGGATGTGCCGTTGAATACGTGCGCCCCGTAGCTGGTTGCGCTGGTTACGATTCCTTCGGTATTGATGCCGATCAGCTTGCTGTTGCGATAACGACGTTGGAAGCAGGTCAGACTCTTGACCCGAGTCATGCTGCGTTGTTGCGTGAAACTGTTGCCAAACTTGAGCCACAACCTGAGTCTGCTCCTGCGAGCGTTGGTGTGTTGGCTAAGCATCTTGAATTGTTGAAGAACTTCTAGTAACCTTTTCGTTACTGCGTCCAACGCGAGGAGCCTCCTTGGATGTTGCTGTGTACGGAGCCGTACCAGGTTTAAGTTAATTTCCTGCGTATCCAAACATCAACATCATCCCTACGGGGAAAAGGAAAACATCATGAAAGAATATATTGACCGTCAGGTTGAGATTCGCAATCGTGCATGGAATGAAGCCAAGGCAATCTTGGATCAGGCCACCGCAGAGAAGCGTGACCTCTCAGCAGAAGAAACCCAAACCTACGAGCGCATCTCGAAGGAATTGGACGAGCGTGGGCAGACCATCGCAAAACTTCGTGAAGACGAAGCTCGCGAACTGCGCATGGATGCAGCAACCCGTGAAATCGCCGACCAGGTTCGTCCTGTTGCCGGTGTTCCAGCCAGCGATGACGTAGCAAACCTGCGTTCGTTGTTCACAGGTGAGAAGCGCAGCCACTCATTTGAGCGTCGTGACATCCTTAAGGGCAGCACAGGCGCACCAGTTCCAACATCGTTCTACGATCAGGTAATCATGAAGGCACGTTTGATCGCGCCTGTACTTGAGACTTCAACTGTGTTGAACACCGCAGGTGGCGAAAACCTTCAAATCCCATCGTTGTCCACCTACTCGGTTGGCACGGTAACTGGCGAAGGTTCAGCAATCGGCGAATCCGATCCTGTATTCAACTCGTTCATCACCTTGAGCGCATACAAGTACAGCTTCCTCACCCAAGTTTCAACTGAACTTCTTGAGGACTCTGGCGTTGACATGTTGTCATTCTTGGCTGACCAAGTTGGTAACGCACTCGGCTTTGCTGTTGGTTCAGCATTGACTGTTGGTTCGGGAACTGATGCACCTAACGGCATCGTCACCGCATCAGCTGTTGGTGGTACCGCAGGCACCGCAACTGCATTCACCGCAGACAACCTCATCGACCTTGTTTACAGCCTTGATGGTGCAGCTCGTCTGCTCCCAGGTTGTGGATTCATGATGAACGGCAAGTCAATCGGTCAAGTTCGCAAGTTCAAAGACACCGCAGGCAACTATGTATTTCCAGCTCTGTCAGCTGACGCACGTGACATGCTCCTTGGTAAGCCAATCTACGAAAACCCTTCAATGGCAGACGTAGCAACAACCACCAAGTCGGTATTGTTCGGTCACCTTCCTTCGTACTTCGTGCGCACGGTTGGCGGCCTTCGTTTGGATCGTTCCGATGACTTCGCATTCAATGCTGGTCTCGTCACGTTCCGTGCGACATTCCGTGTCGACGGCGATTTGCCACAGACATCACACATCAAGCACCTCCTCCAACCATAAGTTGAGGTAGTGCAACCGATAGCAATATCGGTGTAAGTTTGAGGGTAGGTCGAACACGCAGGGCGACCTACCCTCATTCATTTTCCCCCTGCGACCTGCGAAGGAGAAGACGGTGCCGAATGCTCGTCATAATCAAAAACACACCGGTAGAACTACCAGACCTGGAAGCAGAGATATTGCTCCGGTGGGGAGTAGCCAATTTGCCAGAGCAAGCAGACCTTCCTCTGCCGAATCGTTACGAATCCTCTGGTACTCGAACGCCCCGTTCGCCCCAACAGGGTACGGAACCCAAACAGCGCAAGTCGTCCAAAGGCTCACCAAAAACCACGAAGTAGCAATCCATGCGATGTATGGCATTGAGGGCATGGCTTCTATTTGGAATGGGATAAAGCTTTACCCAAGAGGGATGTCACCTTATTCCGATGATGTGCTTGTTGCGCATTGGATGGATTGGGCTAATGGCAATCGTGATATTCCTGCGATG